GTGCGGTTTGTCGTCATACAGTTCCCAATCTTGCGCCGACAAATTAAGCGAGACGGTTATCTTTATCTTGTCCCGCATTTCAAATGCTCCGCAACACATCCCGAACCTTGGTTTCGATAACGCCACAAACCTTGGTTTCGATAAGGTCATCAAGGTCAACGCTATCGGCAATATCCGAGGCATCAATGTTGGATGCGACTTCCCCGCAGTCGATGTAATCGGCGAGGTCAGACAGGTCGATGTTATCGGCCAGAGATTCATAATCAATCTCTGGCTCGGTCATCTCTGCAACACGCTGCTCTAACGCATCCAGACGCGCCAGAATCAACGCAAACATATCGGGTGGGGGTTGGGTATCAGCCGCCCTCAATTGAGCGGCAGCGTGGTTCATGGCGGCACAAGCATCAGCGACAGTCTGACGAATGTCAGTAGTCAGGTTGACGATGGTTTTACGAAGTTCGTCAGACATTTGCGGTCTCCTCGAATTGGTCTGCAATATCGTTAAGTTCTGCTGCAAGTTTCCTTGCCAATTCAATTTGTGAAAGCGTTGCAAGAACAGTATGAATGCTTGGGTCGCGGTCAGACTCTTTGACAAATGCTGCGCTGATATATTCGCCGCCTTCCCAAATCTTAACCAAGTGGATGTCCTGCATATGTGGTCTCCAAAAAAGAAAAGCCGGTCGCGAACCGGCGTTTGTCTCATCAGTTGCGGTGCTACCGCAATACGACCCACACAAGGTGGGCCGTTTCGACATCCCGTGGTGGAGACCAATCCGCACGGGTGGCGAATTGGTTTGTTATACCACGGTTATGTATCTACTACATCCCAACCGCTGACGACAATCTGTTCCTCGGGCGGAGCGAAAGGGTTGGGATTCAGAAAGCCAACATTTGTTTCCTTGACCAACCAAGCGCGGCCTTCAATGGGTTCACCATTGTTCAGACTGCCCTGCAACTTCCGCAGTTCCTCGGCCACCGCTTTGCGGTGAGCGTCAGTCCAACCCGCAGTCATGTGCAGGTCACGGGCATTGCCACGCAGAACAGCCTCAATCCATGCAGATGCAATCTGGCGGGCGGCGCGGTCGGGGTATTGCTCGCAATACGAATCGGGGAAATTGTAGTCAGACATTTTTGCTCTCCTGTTTGTTGGCAAGTCGTTGATTCTCAAGGGCAATATCCCGAACAAGTTTGGCGTGCTTCGCCGCACTAGCAGGATTGTTGAGGCAGTAATCGTTATACGATTTGGCTTGAGCAATGATGCTCCGCACATTCCGCAACTGGTTGCCGTCATAGTTCAGCGTGTTGTGGTTGTAGCAGTAACGCGCCTCCCATTGCGCCTGCTCCCAACCGAAAGGTTGGTCGAGTGTATGTTCCATGTCATTGACCTCCTGCGTTATCGCCATTCAGTATCGCTTTGATTTTCGGGAGAAAGTCTGGGTTACGTTCAACAGCATCCGAAAACCATTTGTCAAAGTTCGGGCCGCCGTTGAAGATTTCTTTCAGCGGTATGGACACAGTCACGCTTTCGACTGCCTTGTTGTCAGCATCCTCGGGGAATCGAATCATTTGTTGGTCTCCTGTTAGAACGGCGGGTCAAAGTCGTGGATGCTCGGAACCTTTTTGGGTTCCGCTTTGGCAATGGCGGCACGGGCCGCATCCAACTGTTCGGCATATCCTTCACGCAATAATGCGGCACGAATGCCGAGATGGCCGGTTATGGCTTGCAGCGCGGCCAACATCCTGTCTCGCTCACGCTCCAGATTGCTGACGTACTCAGCCTCAGCAGATGCTTCTGCGTGGTTGTAGTATTCGATTTCGTTCATGTGGTGTCTCCAAAAGCAAGGCGGCTTACGCCGCCTCCATCAGTTGATTAGTGAGGCGATTGACTTGCTCGTTAATGAATCCGACAGGGTCGGATGCAAGCCGGTCATTCGTGTGGGTTCCGGCAATCAACAAATCATTGTCGCTGATTTTCAAAACTTGCTTCAGGCGCTCCTGATACTCGTTAAGCATGGGGTTGGTTTTCCATGCCCAACTACCATCGAACCCATGCTGATATCCCCATGCGAAGCACAGTTGACGTAGGAATCCGGCATCGGTCATTGCATATGTTGCCGTGGTCAGGTCTAGCGGCATGGTCTCAATCTTGACCACAGGGATAGCGCAGTTGCCAGTACCATCCTCGGCATCGCCGCCATGCAGGTCGGCGAATACCCACAGTTCCACAGGCCGCGCCATCTGCAACTTGCGGCACAGGGCGAGCAGCGCAATACCACGCTTCTGGATTTCACTCGCCTCAAAACTGGCCGACAAACATACCGAAGCGAACACCCGAATCGGGGAGCGGTCAGACGAAGTCTGGACAGGACGGCGCATCGACTCCGGCGAACCGGCAAGGTAAGACGGCACACACGGGATGAATCCGGCGACAGCGTGTTCCCAACTGGGAACATCGAGTTCAATGGTGTCGCCCTGCATTTGTTGCAGCAGTTTGTCGCTCTTAGCGACAGTCTTGGGGCGACCGATACGCAAGCCGCGCATCGCATCATCGAACGTCTGGTTCCCGTTGAAGTCTTTCGCACGGGAGTCTTTGTGTTCGGCATCCACCGAATCATTCAATTCGGTGGCGAACGCGCCGATGGAGTCAAAGAATTTGACAGTCATGGTAAATCCTCCGGATTTGTTGGGTTAGCGAACCTGCGACCAGACATCCTCGGCAAGCCCCTTGCGAAGCACCATCGCCTCGACTTGCTTCTCGGGGATACCGGCGGCGAGCAGGGCGGCACCGTAGACAGAAGCGCGAGGCGTGACCAGATGACCACGCACACCACGCTCATTCAAGCGGGAGCGGACAGCCTGAACCCGAGCAGTCCATGTGGCATTCGGCGAAATCGCCGATTCCAGAGTTTCGTCAACATCCCATTCGATGTAAACAAACCGGTCGAGGAAAGCAGCGTCTTGCTTGAAGCGCCCGTTGTACTCGGACGAAGCGCCATTGCCGGAAGTGTTAGCACCGGCAACGATGATGCAGTCGGGGTGACGGGAAACAATCCCGTCAGGGAAGCAGAACATACCGTTCGCCAGAGCAGCATTGAATGCCAGAACGGCATTCGGATTGGACGAATCGACTTCGTCGAACAGGTAGACGCCGCCATGTTCCCAAGCATCACGGAACGGAGTCCGGTTATACCGGCCAGAAGCATCAATGAAGCCGGTCAAAGCGTACTCGGTGCTAATAGCACCGTTGAAGGTGAAGTTAAGGCCGAGAGCCTTGGACACCATCTTAGCGGCAGTAGTCTTGCCGCTACCCGCCGGCCCCTTGAGCCACACATTCAAGCGGTGCCCGTCAGGAGTCCGAGCATTGCAAGCGAGGAGCAGAGTTTCGAACGATTGGTGTTGAACACCAACGTCACGGGCCTCGACTTCCGGCACCTTGACCTCGATGCGCTTCACCAGACGCTTTACAGCGTCAGCGATTTTTGCGTCAACGATTTGTTGCAACTTGACTTCGTCAACGCCGCCGACACCGAGAACCTCAAGCAACTGCTTGACCGCTTCCGCCTTGTCATTCGTCACGACAACCTCCGGTTGATTGTTGGTTTGAACAGACAAAGTCTGTTCGGGCTTGTTGGTTTGCTGCACCACGGTGAAGGCGACATCCCGAAGGGATTGTTCGGGGTGGCGCTGCATCAGGTACTGGATGGCGGTCTGCTTGCCCCACTTCCCTTGGAAGTCCTTGGGGCCGCGATTGAAGTCGAAGCCGCCGCCGTAGTGCTTGTGGATAGCAGCCAGTTCTTTGAACTGGAGCGTGTTCAACACTTGCTCAATGGTCATTTCGGTCATGGTGGTCTCCACGGTTGTGCTGCCAAAGGCAGCGGGTTGTGTCTGCACCGGAGTGCATTACACGACAGTCTCAACGAGACTGCCGGTTAATGAAATCTGGTTTGTTGCTGTACGTTACTTCGTAACGTTTTGGGCTTGCCGCTCCTTGCGGCTACCTGCTATCACGCCGCGCCCCGCATCACGATGGATTGTGTATGCCAGACGACTGGTTTGTTTGAAGTGCCTAGTACCTTCGGTACTACATCCTCGGGTGTAGGACAACTTCCAAACGCTTTCAGCGTTTCGCTTGCTTGCAGCGGGTATAGCGCCCCGTTGCCAGTATGCTTGCCAGTACACGCTTTGCAGGACAAACCATCCTGCCGTACCGGAACGGATTCGCACTCGCCGCATCGTTCAAACACGGGTCAAAGCGGTCAGGGATATTCGGCATATTCGGTGTCGTAGGAGCATCCGCTCCGCCCCCTACAGCGTGTCTACCGACAGGCATCAGGGCCGTAATACACATTTACCCGCATCGCACATTTCTCACTCGGAGCGACTTGGCCGAGGCCGAAAGCGAAAATTCGCAATCGGCACGGACTCAGACTCGGCGCCAGTTCAAAAAGTTCGAACTAGTTGAGATTTCGCAATGGAATCAAGCACTTAGCCTCATGCATATGCATAATGCGCGAGGGTCATGGCGAGCATCATGGTGCGAGCATCAGGCATGGTCAGGAAAAGATAGATTCTTAAAAGACGAATCTATCTTTAAGCGTATGTGTGCGAGTGATGTGTAGGCGTAACGGCGAAGCCGTCGCGAGGCAAATGGTGCCGTCTGAGCCGAACAAAACGACCTAGTCTGGAGCCTTCGGCTCCGTGTGCGCCTTGCAATGCGCGAGCATGACGCGAGGTTAATCGTTTAGTGTCATAGACACTAAGACGTATAATCGGATAATCCCCGAGATAATGGAAAAAAGATAATGGAATCAACGGATTAACTGAACTCCGAAGGAGTTGGCGCGGGGGAAACGCGAAGCGGTCTAGCGCGTGAACCGTAGGTCACACACAAGACTTGCACACACAGGGAAACCAGACTATATTCGCCAATATCGTTTGTTCCCATTTTGTCCCCAGTTAACCCAAAATGAAACTGAGCCGAAAACAAATATCCGAGGCACTAAATCAGATACCGGCAGAAAACATTCTGCTCGGAACAGCCTCGCGTGAACTAACCAGCAAACAAAAGAAGTTTGCTAGGTTAGTCGCACAAGGCTTAACGGCTGCGGAAGCGTACAGACAGTCTTACGATACTTCGGCTTCACCGAAGCGCGTAGGAGACCAAGCGGCTATGCTCAAGCGCGACCCGAGAATATCTAGCGAAATCAGCCGTTTATCTATGATAAACGAGGTGCGGGAATGGCATTCTCCCCAACAAATCAGGTCATTAGTAATCGAAAGATTACAAATGGAAGCAACAAATGACGATAATCCGCCGAACAGTCGAATCAGAGCCTTGGAGTTACTTGGCAAAGTAACTGAAGTCGCTGCATTCACCGAGCGCAGAGAGCAGACTGTTGTTCACAGTAGTGAACAAATACGCAATCAGATACTGGACAAACTTAAGTCATTGAATGTCATAGACATTCAGGCTGTTGAACAAACGGATGATGATGCCAACAGTTTGTTATCAGAGATAACAAGCGGCCAAGTCATTGATTCTGCTGAAGAATCTGGCATGAGCATCGAAGATGCCGCGCTGATTCCGCATGATGTAGGCGCGACCCCTACGGGGTAGGTGGGCACCAGTACAGGTTAGGAGTCCCATACGTCCGTCCTACATATTAATCCACACAAATCACACAACATTTTTCCTAACCCTACCCTATGTTCCTTTTTTTCCCTAACATAATCAGCAACTTACCTGTGAAAACCACCCCCATTGCTTTCCAAATGCAAAACGACGGGGGGTATATTTTTTACAAATTGCTGATTTCATTGAGTTTTTTGCTATGACACCGAGACAGAAGGAAGTTTTCCTTGTCATTGACGAGTGGTGGAAGAAGTTTGGTTATTCGCCCTCGATTGATGAGGTCATGTATGTGCTTGGCACCAAAGGCAGGGGCAATATTCATCGAATAATCAACAGGTTAGTTAGTTTGGGCGCGCTGCGGAAGATGGATGGCAAGCAAAGGACGGTCAGGCCTGTTGGAATCAACTTCAGGAGGATTGAGTGATGGAGTTCATGTTCTATATGGCAATTATGGTTGCAGTGATTCTGGTGATTGGCCTAAATGACAGACCTTAGTGAGATTGTTAATCAGATTTCTTTGCTGGCTCCTGATGAGCAGCAGAAGATGTTTGCTCTGTTGGAGCAGTACACGAACGCTGCGGAGCGTGAGAAGTGTCAACACTCGTTCATGCAGTTTGTCAACAAGATGTGGCCGGGGTTTATCTCGGGCAGGCATCACAAATTGATGGCGGATAAGTTTGAAAGGGTGGCGAGAGGTGAACTTAAACGACTTATTATCAATATGCCGCCACGGCACACGAAGTCGGAGTTCGCTTCATACTTACTCCCGGCTTGGTTTCTTGGTCGCTATCCGGGCAAGAAAGTTATTCAGACGTCGCACACGGCGGAACTCGCGGTGGGATTTGGGCGTAAGGTCCGGAACCTTGTTGATTCAGAGGCGTACAAGGCTGTATTTCCTAATATTGCTCTGCGACATGATTCAAAGGCTGCTGGACGGTGGGCGACTAACGAAGGCGGAGAGTATTTCGCTATCGGTGTTGGTGGCGCTGTCACGGGTAAAGGCGCGGACTTGCTCATTATTGACGACCCGCACTCGGAACAAGAAGCAAAGTTAGCCGCTTCTGACCCCGGCATTTTTGATTCTGTGTATGAGTGGTACACATCAGGCCCGCGTCAGCGTCTTCAACCGGGTGGTGCAATTGTGATTGTTATGACGCGCTGGTCTTTGAAGGATTTGACCGGACGAGTCATTCAATCATCTATGGAGGATGAGCGAATTGGCGAATGGGAAGTCATTGAACTACCGGCTATCCTTCCATCTGGAAAGCCTCTTTGGCCCGAGTTCTGGTCTATCGAAGAACTTGAAGCGCTCCGCACGGAACTGCCGCTATCAAAATGGTCAGCGCAGTATCAACAAAAACCGTCTGGCGAAGAAGGCGCAATCGTTAAACGGGAATGGTGGAAGATTTGGGAGGAAGACCGTCCTCCGGGTTGTTCATTCATTATCCAGTCTTGGGATACGGCTTTTACTAAAAACGAACGGTCTGACTACTCTGCCTGCACAACGTGGGGCGTCTTCTACAAAGATGAAGACCAAAAAGATGCCAATATTATTTTATTGGATGCCTACAAAGAACGTATGGAATTTCCAGAGTTAAAGCAAAAAGCGTTTGAAATGTGGAAGGAATGGGAGCCAGATGCCTTCATTGTTGAAGCAAAAGCGGCTGGGGCACCATTGATTTATGAAATGCGACAAATGGGCATTCCGGTCCAAGAATTTACACCGACACGCGGCAATGATAAAAATGTACGGTTAAATGCTGTATCAGATTTGTTTGCTTCAGGTAAAGTGTGGTGCCCGGATAAAAGATGGGCGCATGAATTGGTTGAAGAAATGGCCGCGTTTCCCTATGGCGAACACGATGACTTAACCGACTCAACAACTCAGGCGCTGCTCAGATTCCGTCAGGGTGGCTTTATTAGACTGGATAGCGACGAACCGGAACCAATTAAATGGTTCAACCGTAAGAAGGGTTACTACTGATGACTATTGACAAAATTATGCCGGAAATCACCGATGCCGAGCCATTGGAGATTGAGATTGAAAATCCTGATTCGGTGACTATTGGCGCTGGTCCGGTTGAAATTGTTCTTGAGATGGACAAGGAAGCCGAAACAAATGAATTTGAAGTCAATCTTGCGGAAGAATTGGACGAAAGTTATCTGTATTCGCTGGCATCTGAACTGATTGGCGATTACACGGAAGACCTGAATAGCCGCAAGGATTGGGAAACTACCATCCAAGAAGGTATGGATTTGTTGGGCCTGAAGGTTGAGGAACGCTCTGAGCCGTGGGAAGGCGCGTGTGGCATCACCCACCCGATGCTTACTGAAGCGGTTGTGCGCTATCAGGCTGAAATGATTATGGAAACTGTCCCGGCCAGCGGGCCAGTACGCACCAAAGTTCTGGGTAAAGAAACATCTGAAAAGATTGACGCCGCACAACGTGTCGAAGATGACATGAACTACCGGATGATGGAAGAAATGCCGGAGTGGCGCACCGAACAAGAACGCCTTTATTGGTCGCAACCTCTGATGGGCAGTGCATTTAAAAAGGTCTACTACGACCCGAGCCTTGGCCGTCAGGTATCTATGTTTGTTCCGGCAGATGATTTGATTGTCTCCTATGGGGAAACCTCGCTTCAATCTGCACAACGCATTACGCATCGTATGCGTAAAAACAAGAATGAAATCAGGAAGTTACAAGTTTCTGGCTTCTATCGCGACATCGAATTGGGCGACCCGCCGCGTGATGTTGCCAATCTTCAGAAGAAAAGAAACGAACTTACCGGCATTGATGCTTTAAACGACACGCGCTATCGCCTTCTCGAAATCCATACTTATCTGGATTTAGAAGGTTACGAAGACGAACAGGATGGCGAAAAGACAGGAATTGCACTTCCGTATGTTGTGACCATCAATGAAGGCAATCAGGAAGTTTTAGCAATCAGACGTAATTGGAAAGAAGATGACCCTCTTAAACAGGCGCGGATGCACTTTGTCCACTATCCCTACATTACTGGCTTTGGCTTTTACGGGTTTGGGCTGCTTCATCTTATTGGCGGTCATGCTCGCGGCGCTACCAGTCTACTTCGTCAACTGGTTGACGCAGGCACTCTGGCAAACCTTCCGGGCGGGCTTAAATCGCGTGGTCTGAGAATCATTGGCGACGACACGCCAATCTCACCGGGCGAGTTTCGTGACGTTGACGTTCCGGGCGGTTCCATCCGCGACAACATCCTGCCGCTACCCTACAAGGAACCCTCTCAGACGCTCTCAGCGCTCCTTGGCACGATTGTAGAAGAAGGTCGTAGGTTCGCTGCCATCTCGGACATGAAAGTGTCTGATATGTCGTCACAGGCTCCCGTAGGCACCACTCTGGCAATCCTTGAACGCACCCTGAAAGTTATGAGTGCTGTTCAGGCGCGGGTTCACTATGCGATGAAGGAAGAATTTAAGTTACTTGCTTCCATCATTCGCGACTTTACGCCAGAAGAATATGACTATGACGTAGATGATGCACCGCGTCTTGTCAAACAATCCGACTATGACCAAACGGACATCATTCCCGTTAGCGACCCGAACGCTGCCACGATGTCACAACGCATCGTCCAATATCAAGCAGCGCTTCAACTGGCTCAAGGCGCTCCGCAGATTTATGACTTGCCGGAACTGCACCGCCAGATGTTGCACACATTGAACATCAAGAATGTTGACAAATTGATTCCGTCAACTGATGACCTCAAGCCAAAAGACCCGGTTAGTGAAAATATGGCGCTTATGGTTGGCAAGCCTGTCAAAGCCTTTGGTTATCAAGACCATGAAGCGCATATCCAAACTCACATGGCAATGCTTCAAGACCCGAAGATTCAACAAATTGCCGGACAATCGCCTTTGTATCAACAAATGATGTCCGCTGCACAAGCCCACATTGCAGAACATATTGGGTTTGCTTACAAGAAACATATTGAAGAACAAATTGGCGCTCCGCTACCAAGCGACGAAGAACAATTGCCAGATGATGTTGAGTTCCAAGTTTCCAAACTTATTGCAGTTGCGGCGGAACGGCTGCTTCAGGCAAGCCAATCTGAGGTTCAACAGCAACAAAATGCAGAGGCGCAACAAGACCCGCTTGTTCAACAGGCAATGAAGGAACTTGAACTTAAACAAATGGAAATTGAACGCAAGGCACAGAAAGACCAAGCCGAACTTGCTTTGCGCCAACAAGATATGCAGATGAAGGATGAACGCGAACGTGAGCGTATTCAGACTCAAGTCAAAACCGCTGAAATATCAGCGCAAGCCAAGATGGCAGACACCAAAGCCAACTTGGATTCCAAAGGTCTACTTGCTGGACTGAAAATTGGTGCGGAGGCTGTAAATGGAAGAAATGGAGTATCTAATCAAACGACTCCGCGAGGAAATCGCGAGTCATAACGAATTCATTGCAAAGGACAATTGCAAAGATTTCGCTCACTACAAGTATCTGTGTGGCCTTATTCGGGGTCTTGAGGTTGCACAGTCTCACATCCTAGACCTTGCGGAGAAGTTAAAAAATGACTGAACAAGTCGAAGAAGTTATTGAGAATCAAGAAGATAAGGCAACTCAACTGCCTGAACCGAAAGGCTACAAGATTCTTTGTGCCCTTCCAGAAGTGGAAGACAAGTTTTCCAACGGCATCCTGAAAGCAGACACAACATTAAAAACTGAAGAACATTCTTCTGTGATTTTGTTTGTTCTGAAGATGGGCGCTGATTGTTATAAGGATGCTTCCCGTTTTCCAAACGGGCCTTACTGCAATGAAGGCGACTTTGTCTTGACCCGCGCTTATTCGGGAACCCGCTTCAAAATTCATGGCCGCGAATTTAGGCTCATCAACGATGACTCTATTGAAGCGGTTGTGCAAGACCCTCGCGGATATACACGCGCATAAGGATTAAAAATGGAAAACGAAAACCAAATCAGTGAAGAAGTAATCATTGAAACAGATGAAGACAATATTGAAATTGATATTGTTGATGACACTCCCGAGCAAGACCGTGGTCGCAAACCGCTTGAAAAAGACGTTGAAGACCCGACCGATGATGAAGTTGAACAGTACAGTTCCAATGTACAGAAACGCATCAAGGAACTGTCCCACGCCCGCCACGATGAGCGTCGCGCAAAAGAAGCAGCATTGCGTGAGCGTGAAGAAGCCATCGAAATGGCGCGTCGAGTTCTTGAGGAAAACAACAAACTCAAGAACAGCCTGAAGTATGGCGAAGAAGCATTTTTAGAATCCGCCAAACAAAAGGCAGCAATCGAATACGAAGTCGCCAAAAAGAAGTTAATTGAAGCAAAGTCTATTGGTGACGTTGAAGCAGAAGTTCAAGCACAAGAAGAATTCAATTCGGCGCAACTTACTCGCGCCAAATTGGAAGACTTTAAAAATAATGCTAGACAAAATGATTTTGATGATGTAAATAGCATTCCTAATCAACCGCCCAAGCAAGTTGATTACAAAGCACAGGAATGGCATAAAAACAATCCTTGGTTTTGGAAAGACAAAACAATGACCGGTGCTGCCTTGGGTGTGCATGAAGAACTGGTCAGTTCGGGTTATGACCCGCGTAGTGATGAGTATTACCGGGAATTGGATTCCCGCATTAGGACTATTTTCCCCGACAGGTTTGAAGATACCAAGTCGGAAAAACAGGAAAAGAAGCGTCCGTCTACGGTTGTTGCATCAGCGAACCGTAGTTCCCCCTCCAAACGGATTACGCTAAGTGCAAGCGAAGTTGCT